TATTTCATGGGATTTCAGAGGATCATTTTTGCAGCTTCGCCGGAGGCTATCCCTTCCAGCCATTTTTCTTCCGCATGGTAATCGCCGGGATGCGGCTGAAGGCGAACTATCGTCTTTCCTTCATCGTCTCGATACCTTTCGAGAAGGCACAAGTCCCCGGCGTTGTCGGGTAAAATGTTGCAGTTCATGGCACTGGCGTAGTTCGCCAGTTTAATTGATATTTTCATTGGATGCTTTCGTTGGTTGAGAAGGACTTGTGGCCTACCCTGTCGCAGCACGCCTTATGGCATGATGCGCGGAGGATAGGTCAACGGTCCGCGTTGCAATAGGTGCGGTAATCTATGCGTCCGATCAGATAATCGGCGATTGCGCGGGAACGGTTTTCTGGCCATCCGACTGGACCTGTCAGCCAATCAAATATGTCAGAGTATGTCAGGCCGCGTGCGGACTTGCGTGCGTGCGTAAGGTTTCCGTTTAGGAGGTTTTCCACGGCGGTTGCTATGCGTTGGATTGATTTCATTGGATGCGTTGGGTTTAGGCTAGGTTGAACATGGCGCGAAAGTCTGCGTAATCGTGGCAAAGGTCCGTTGAGAAGCGATAGACGCCGATATCTTCCTGTCCGTCGGCGCGTTTGACGGTGACGAATTGCCACTTTTCGCCGGAGAGCATAAACGGATCTTCAAAGGAACGGAGGCGGATAAATTCTGCGAGTTTCAAGCGGTAACCTTTCCTGATTTGCGCGCCTCGTATTCCGCGCGATAGGTTTTATGCAATTCGTGAAGTTCTTGGAGCGTATCTAAATCAGTGTAAATATGTCGGTCCTGTAAATCCGAATAAATCCCATCAATATCGTCGCCCAATAAATCCCGAAGGATGAGATATTGCCAACGAACCGGGAGCGGAAACTCTGCCTGTACGGCCGCGCGGTAAATCCTGTAAGGTTGCGAAAGCTTCGATTCGATAGCCTCGTAATGCGCGCGAAAGGTTTCGGCCGTGTGTTCAGGCTTAAGATGGAAAACCTTCCATCCGAAACCGTCGTTTTTGAGAACTTTACCGTTTGAGCGCACGGAAAACGAAGCTTTCAATTGATTGAACCGCGCGGTTTCGAAACCGTTGTTTGATAGTGTGGCCATGTTATTTTATTCGTTGGGTTTGATGGATTGCAAAGCGAGGCGTGCGGCAAGTACTGGCCCGTAGAAAACTTCCTTTGCTTCCAAGGACAGCGTTTGATTGACGGCGCGGCCGTCGGACAGTTTCTTGTCAAATGCGGACAGCAAAAGGCGCAAGGCGCATTCGAGTTTTTCGGTTTGATTCGATGGGTAGTTTTCTTTCATGTGGTTTGATTTGATTTGATGGATTGAAGGGACGCGTCAACCTACCGACGGCCGATAGATTGAAGCGGACCGTCAACCGGCCGTTGTGATGCGTTGAACGCGTTTGGCACCCGTTCCATGTGGTTTAAATCCGACAATGAATCCACGGTTTCCTTTCGCGCATAGGCGGCAGGTGTTGCAGGAAATACCGTCAACGCGTTGGGCTGGACAGATGACCACACGGTTTCCATCGGGTGTCGTAAAACGGTCCGCGCTGTCCTGAGGGACAACGGCCGCAACCGGAAGACCCAGCTTGACCAATTGGTCCGCATGATTGACGGAATTGGCGGACAGATTGACAACAAAACCGCGTTCATTGGCGGACCGTAGTGCGGACACGTTATCGGGTGTCAACGGTTTGTGGGTGTAGGTAAAACCGCGCTTGCCCATGTTTGCTTCCGTCAATTGCGAAAGTGCGGTTGCGTCAATATTGTCACCGACACCCGGTAAATCACCCGCCTGATTATGCCGCCACAATTGGCCAGCTGGAAAAGATTTGATCTTGCCTAGGAAAGCGGACCAATCAAAACCGCGTTGACCGCTTGTCACTTTTGACCAATGCAACGCAAGCGGTCCAGAGTCGGCATAGCAGCCATCTTTCTTGAAAGGGCATGCATCGGAGCATGTGGCGGCCGACGAGGTTGACACCGGAATTGGTCCGGTTTTGACGTTTGAAGAGACTAAGGTTAGGTGAACTTTCATGGGATTAGTGGTTAGGGGTGAAACCGGCGGATGATTCGAGATAGGCTTGGATTAAGACTAGTGCGACAATTGAAGCTGCAATGACGAGTCGTTTTAGGGTGATGTGTTTCACTTTAGTCCTTTGCGTTTGAAGATGGCGCAAACCTCGGCAAAAGCTTTTGTTTGATTGCAGCTGTAGTGAACGCACCAAATAGATGATTTGGTAGCGCGCACGAATCGGGAAGGACGGGAAGCCTTGCCGCATTTTACCCACTGGCCGCGTTGAAGGCGGAGCGCGCCGGAATAGAGAGCGTCCTGAACGCCATTGTCCCAAAGATCTAGGATAGGAGTGAATTTCATCTGTGGACACTATGGGGCAAAAGCCTGTCGGTTGCAAGGTTTATCTGCAATTTTCTTTCGTTTTCTTTGGAAGGACAGGGGGAAGGCATAGAAGGACAGGGGGAGTCAAGATAAATCGAAAGAAAAGTGAAGAAAAGTGAAGTGAAAAGGCCCGCTGTCCTTACCTTACTTTCAAATCAAAGCCCGAATTTTAACGATAAAGTGGCGTACAAGATGTAGTGGTGTCCTGGTTTTGGGTACACTACAGGTTGTGGTGTTTTTGTTTGGACACTTGGCATGCTTTGTGGGACAAAGTGAATGAAATGAGAATGGATAAAAGCAAATGGGAGAAAGCAAAAGCGAAGTACTTCGCAGGGGAGACTTGGGAGACTATTGCAAACGACTTGCAACTAAATCGCGCAACTTTGCAGCAAAAGGCTTCACTTGAAGGGATTACAAAGCTAAAGGCTCAAATGCAAACGGTTTGCATTGAAAAGAAAGCTCAAAGCCTAGAAAGTCTATCGGCTTTGGTGCGTTCGAAACTAGCGGCCGATGCCGCTTCTACGCTTGAAAGGATCGACAGCTATGATTTAGACGGCATCAAAGATGAATCGGTCAGGGAATCGATTCTAGGCAGCGTCGCCAAGCGATCTGCGCTTGTGTTCGGCTGGTCTGAGCAAGGTGAAGCGACTAGCGTCTCGATTAATCTCCTTGGTTCAATGCCGGACCGGTTCGCTGAGGTTGTCGTGACAAAGTAAAGATAACACCCATTGTACAACGGTGGGGAACTTATCGTCAGGATAAGTAAATCTAATGGGACAAAAGGATTGTTTTTCCTAGGATTGGCACACTTTGTGAGGCAAAGTAGGGCACCCCCCTTTTGGGGACGGCTTCGTTTACGATACCCCCCTCAAAAATTTTCCGTCTTTTTGACCATGTTAAGTAAAATTAAAATTGGTCAAGTTATTTCTCTCAATCAAGCTGAGAGGAAGTTGGCCCACTTCGTGGCTAAGAATCGCAACGGCAATAATCGTCATTTCAACACTACGAACTTAAAGATAAGCACGGATGACCCTGCAACCGTGGATCTGGAGGGCATCTGCGGCGAGATAGCCTTCTGCAAGCTATTTAATGTCTATCCCGACATCGACACGGATCGAGAGCCACCGCACCCGCTCTACGACGCGATTATCCCTCCTATTCCACCGGGCATTCGCATCGATGTGAAGACGACCAAGTACGAGAATGGAAAGCTGCTGGTCGATGCGCGCAAAGGCTCGAAGACCGACGGCGTGGATTTCTACGCGCTGATGACGGGTCAATTCCCCGGTCCATATACCTTCCGAGGCTTCATCGCGAAGGAGCATATCATCCAGCCGCATAGAATCGGAACGCTCATCAAGGGATACAAAACGTACATGGCGGATCAGAGCGAGCTAATCGACAATCCTTCGGATTGCCAATCAGCGCACTTATTCTAATTGACTCGTGATACATAAAATGTATCCATCCGGCTTATCGACCCTAAGCAAGGCGGAGGCTTGGTCAGCCATCGCAAAACTGTCTAAGCGGCAATGACGCTCCGCATCGGTCAGCGCGTAGGTCCGATCCGCCATCGTTTGATGGATGGATAGAATGGCCTACCAAATGCAGATAACGTCGGTTTAATTTTTCTCAATATGGCTTGTCCTAATGTCTTCAACGCCTTCGCCGTAGCGACTGAGTCGCTCGCGCAGGACGTCTATAAACGCGCCTCGTATCGCTCGATGTGGCTCAATATGATTGAGCGCGGAGAGTATCCTCAAGGTACTGGCTTGACCCAGACCTCGTACAACACGACCAGCATCGAGCCGACTTCGGCTGAGGAGTGGTCGGCCATTACCCTTGCGAGCGGTAACCCCGGCGACAACGGCGGCGCTTGCGATGTCACCTATAGCGAGGTTCCGGTTGGTTTTAATTCCGTTACATGGAGTCCTGAGCGTTTCGCGCTCAAGGGTCCGCTCTTGTGTAAGGATGACCTGACCTATGACCACCGCGTCGAGGCGTTCTTGCGCGTGTACTTGGAGAAGCTCTCGATCCGCGCTCAGCGTTCATGGGAGACTCGCTATCAGAATACGTTCGCGAAGTTCGCGATCAAGGCAGTGGCCGACTCGTCCTTTACTCAGGTCGAGACGATTCCCTCCGGCGTGAATGAGTTCCCGTGGATTCAGACCGGATCGGCTGGTCAGGCGCTCAATCAGTCCACCTCT